CTAATACTAATTTATTAAATACAAACATTACATCAACTAATGCAATTATAACCAATATTGCTTCCACTAACCAAACTAATACTAATTTAGTAAATACAAATGTTACTTCAACTAATGCAGTTGTATCTCATTTATTAAACACAAATATTACTTCAACTAATGCAATTATTACTAACATTGATTCAACTAACCAAACTAATACTAATTTACTAAATACAAATGTTACTTCAACGAATGCAGTTGTATCACATTTATTGAACACCAACATTACTTCAACTAATGCAATTATCACTAACGTAGTATCAACTAACGAAACTAATAGTAATTTCTTGAATACAAATATGACTTCAACTAATGCAGTTGTATCTCATTTATTGAATACTAACATTACTTCAACTAATGCAATTATCACTAATGCAGCTGTAACAAACGAAACTGTTTCAAATCTTGTGAATACAGCATTTACTTCAGGTGGAGCAGTTATTACTAACGTAGTATCAACTAACGAAACTAATAGTAATTTTGTAAATACAAATATGACTTCAACTAATGCAGTTGTATCACATTTATTGAACACCAACATTACTTCAACTAATGCAATTATCACAAACGTAGTATCAACTAACGAAACTAATAGTAATTTTGTAAATACAAATATGACTTCAACTAATGCAGTTGTATCTCATTTACTAAACACTAACATTACTTCTACTAATGCAATTATAACAAATGTAGTGTCAACTAATGAAACTAATAGTAATTTATTAAACACAAATATGACTTCAACTAATGCAGTTGTATCTCATTTAGTGAATACAAATATGACTGGTACAAATATTCTTGTGTCAAATATGACTGCTGGTACAATTAATGCAAGTTTTGGAAATTATGCAACTGTTACTTCATCTCTTGTTGCATCAACAACTGTATCTGCTGGATCTGTGTATCTTTCTGGAGACATTAACGTAGCTGGTACTCTTACTGTTGTGAACATTACTGCAACTAATTTAGTTGATACAAATGTTTCTGCTGGAGTTGTATTGGCTAGTACCGTATTCTCTGCAGTTGGAAACAGTAACACACTTGGATCAATTTATACAACTGGTGGAAGTGTTGGTATTGGGTCGACTGCTCCAACTGCTACATTAGATGTTAATGGAACTGCAATAATTAGTACAAGTGTATCAAGTGCTGCATTATATTCTACTAATTTGACATCTACAAATATTGTGGCAACAAATCTTACTGCTAGCACTTTAAGTTTAACTAATGCTGCTGTTACAAATGCAACAATCACTAATTTACTAAATACTAACATTAGTTCATCTCAAGGTATTATTACACATCTTGCAACTACAAATGAAACAAATAGTAATTTATTAAATACCAACCTTACTTCAACAAATGCAATTATCACTAATGCTGCAGTGACAAATGAAACTGTTTCAAATCTAGTAAATACTGCATTTACTTCTGGGGGAGCTGTAATTACCAATGTTCTTTCAACAAATGAAACTAATAGTAATTTATTAAATACCAACTTTACTTCAACCAATGCAGTTGTGTCACATTTATTGAACACTAACATTACTTCAACTAATGCAATTATCACAAACGTAGTATCAACTAATGAAACTAACAGCAATTTCTTGAACACAAATATGACTTCAACTAATGCAGTTGTATCTCATTTACTAAACACTAACATTACTTCAACCAATGCAATTATCACAAACGTAGTGTCAACTAATGAAACAAATAGTAATTTATTAAATACTAACTTTACTTCAACTAATGCAGTTGTATCTCATTTACTAAATACAAACATTACTTCAACCAATGCAATTATAACAAACGTAGTGTCAACTAATGAAACTAATAGCAATTTATTGAATACAAATATGACTTCAACTAATGCAGTTGTATCTCATTTATTGAACACCAACATTACTTCAACTAATGCTATTATTACTAACATTGCTTCAACTAACCAAACTAATACTAATTTATTGAACACTAACATTACTTCAACTAATGCAATTATCACTAATGTTGCTTCTACTAACGAAACTAATAGTAATTTATTGAATACAAATATGACTTCCACTAATGCAATTATTACTAATGCAGCAGTTACAAATGAAACTGCATCAAACATTGTTAATACTGCATTTACTTCTGGTGGAGCTGTTATTACGAATCTTGTAAACACTGCATTTACTTCTGGTGGAGCAATTATTACAGATTTAGTTTCTACAAACATTACTTCAGCAACTTTACATGCATCAAGTGTTGTTAACTTTACAAGCACTGTGGATGCAGTTAATGCTACAAATGGTGGAACTTTAACTGTTTTAGGTGGAGCTTCTATTTCTAAACAATTATACGTTAATACTGTTAATGTTACACCAAGTTTAGGGGATATTTCTCAAGAAAAGAGCTTTACATGTGGAAATGGTATTCTTAGTCCAGCAAATATTACAGGATTTACATTTAGTAATGACATCGTGAGATCATTTAATGCTATTGTTTCTGTTGATGTTGTAAAAAGTGTTGGTACAAGCTTATTCTCTAATTATGAAATTAAGGGTCTACAATCAACTACTGGAGCTTGGATAATTAACAGCTCTTATATTGGAGATAACACAGGACACATATTTAGTATTGATGGAAATGGTCAATTATTATACACAAGTGTTTCTCAAGGTGGATTTGCATCTAGTACAATAAAATTCCGTGCTTTAACAACAAGCTTATAATAATACAAAAAGGGGAGAATTGATAAATAATAAATAATAAATAATATATAATAATAACAAAAATATACTTTTATAAAGATATATAAATTTATAAAAATATAAGTATTTGTAGGCGCAAGTCCTGTTTTGATGTTAATCGTTTAAAAGTAACTTTGAAAAATTATTTATAAATGTTGTGATTTTAAATTTGTTTAGATTTTGTCGTTTTAAGTAGTAGTGTGCTCGACGTATTAATCGATCTGTTTTTAACATATTATTAATTTCTAAATTAATACTATTATAATCATCGTTTTTTGATGTAAAATATAATGGATAAGTTTCTCCTAATAATTCAACGATGGCAGGGTGTTTATTTACAATTATTGGAGTAGCACGTACAATACATTCTATAACTGTATTAACAGCTGATGCATCGACTAAATTTATATATATAATATTTTCTGATAATAAATTATCATAATCATTGTTTTCTAAAAAGTCTATAAATTCCATATTATTTATTTTGTTTAAAATGTCATTATAGAAATGTTTATTCCAATTGTTATTAATAGTATTATCAAAAGAGCAATTAGAAGATGTTTGATTACTAGAACAGTTAGAAGGTATATCAATTTCACGTCGTAAATTGTGTAATCTTTGTAAATTACTTTGTTGATTTGTAGAAATATTTTGGTTATATTGATATTGTATTCCGTATTGTCTTAAATAATATAATCGAACTACATTATCTATTATGTCTTGATTATGAATTGATCTTGGTAAATTTATTTCATTTGGATTAACAATTAATTCATTTACTTTATAATTATTAGATTTAATTAATAAAGATTCGAGTTCTGATAAAAAAGTGTTACTTGGATAATAATTATTCATATTTTTTCCTTTTAATGAAATTTTTTTAATAACGTGATTTGTATATCCATAAGGTTGTAGAGTTTTATCACCAATTAAAAATCCCGAATAGAATTTTATAGTTTTTGGTAATTCAATATTATAAAAGGAATAAACATTTCTTAACCAACCACCTATATGGATTAATAATTTATTTTTATTGCCAACAAATTTTTTATATGAGAATGATTTAACATTTAATTCTGTAGGATGTATTAAAGCATAAACATTGATGTTTAAATTGTGTTTTTTTAGTTCAATATCAAATAAATCTTTTAAATACTTTGATAATACAAAAAGCCCTTTACAATATTTTAACGATTCAAGAAATTCTTTACAATTTAATAATTTATTACAATTATAATCACTAAATGATTCGTCAAATGTATGATGTATAAATCCTATCCAAGGATTTTTATAAGGTATTAAATTTAATATACAATTTAATTCCAAGTTCCAATGAAAAGTCCTATCTACATACAAGTCTAAAAATAATGGACTGTTATCATTATGAAATGTTTCTAAATTTTTATAAACATATTGCCATCCTGATCTATGACATCCAGAATAATCTTCTTGATCAATATATTTTAGATTAAATAACCCATTTTTATTTGTATAATGACAAGATTCTTTTTGTAATTCGTTATTAATAATCCATTTCCATTCATTAACGTGGTTGTAATCTTTATTTTGATCAAATATTTTTTCTTGTAATCCATAATTATATTCTGAATTTACACGTCCATTTGTTAATTTGTATGAAATAATATTAACAATTAATTGTTGTAGATGTAAATCTTTTATGTCGGTTAAATTATTATATCCTTTGTTTTGAATTAATTTGTTTATAAAATCGTATATACCACTGATTATTTTATCTATATTATTTATACTATTTTTATCTTTTGGTTTGTTGTATTTTATACAATTAATAAAATTAGATATATTGTCATTAAAATTTTTATTTAAAATGTTATTATTAATATAATTTAAACGAGTTTGTATATTTTTGTCTTTTTGTAATTGTTTATACATGTATAATAGGTGATTTAAATCTAAATCAAGTGGTATATCTTTTTCATTTTTATCAAGATCATATTTATATTCCCATTCTAATTCATTTAATAAATTTTTAATTTTACGCGTAGTATAAATAGGTATTATAGGTGTATTTGTATAAATTGAGAATAAACAAGCATGAAAACGCATAGGAATTGACAAGTCAGCTAATTTAAATATAGATAAAATGTCATTTGTACACAATTGATCATTTATAAATGTTATATTATCGTTGTCATTTATATTTATAAGAATGTCATTGTGTATAATAATGTCATTTTCGTTTGTATTAATAGATGATGTGTTAAATGGTAGAAATACTATATGATAATTTAGGTTAATTAAAATTTTACAAAATTGTGATAATTTAGTAATTATATTATTATAATTTGTGATGTAATTTTTATTATAAATATGTCTAGATAAACTTAATACAACAATGTGTTTATTGGTTTTTTTTACATTTTCTAATTTTTCTATATAATTATTTATTATGTTATTTTCGTCTTTTATTATTTTTGATGTGATAATTTGAGATGGTTGATTTAAAATCAAGGATATATCAGGAAGATAGAATATTCTGTCTTCAAAAAAGTATTTTTTAAATATATTTAAATCAAAAGTTGTTCTTAAAAAAATATAACTAATAATATTTAGTTTATTAGATGTAATTAAGGTTTCAACGTATGGTAAACCTACGGAAACAGCTAATATTAAGTTATTTGTATTAATAAAGCGTTTGTATATTTTATCTAAAAAATAATTGTTTAAAACATCTCCTCCACCTAATATAATAATATCACGCTCGTCAAAATGTTTGTTATGAATGTGGTCGCAATCTAAAAAATCGCATGAATATTCTGAATTTAAATAAGTGTTTAATATTTGTAAAAAAGATATTTTATATTGTTCATCACCGGCATTATAATGATTATAATACCCAATGATTTTTAAATTGATCATTATCTCTTACACTATATAAATAAAATAATTAAATTATAATTAAATGAAAAATATAAAATAAATATAATGTAAAAAAAAAATAAAATGAATTTTAATTTAAATTAATTAAAATTAAAATTCTAAATTAAAATTCTAAATTAAGATTATAATATAAAATGGAATCTATTATAAAAAATACAGGTAGTGAAAGATATACGGTTTTCCCGATTAAACATCAAAATTTATGGAAATTTTATAAGCAACATTTAGCAACATTTTGGACAGTAGAAGAAGTTAAATTAACTGATGATCTTGTAGATTGGAATAATAAATTGAACGCGGATGAAAAACATTTTATTAAAAATGTTTTAGCATTTTTTGCAGCAAGTGATGGTATTGTTAATGAAAATTTACTTGTTAATTTTTATAATGAAGTCCAGATTCCAGAAGCACGACAATTTTATGCGGTACAAATGATGATAGAAGCAATACATGGAGAAATGTATAGTTTATTAATTGATACATATGTAATTAATACAGAAGAAAAGTCTAGATTATTTAACGCAATTGAAACTATACCAGCAGTTAAAAAGAAAGCTGATTGGGCTATTAAATGGATAGGAGAAGGAAGTACTTTACAACAAATGATTCCTAATAAATATATGGAAAGTTTTTCTTTTTTACATAATTCTAATGATTGTGCAGATATGCCATTAGCTGATGAACATATAGAAGCACTCGATTACCTTGTAAAAGAACGTCCAAGTTTTGCACAAAGACTTTTAGCATTTATTTGTGTCGAGGGGATTTTCTTTTCAGGGTCATTTTGTGCTATTTACTGGTTAAAAAATAGAGGTCTTATGCCAGGACTTTCAACTTCTAACGGTTTTTTGGCCAGGGACGAAAATTTGCATGTGGAGTTTGCCTCGAGTTTATATAAAATGTTGGAAAATAGATTAGATGAATCTACGGTGCATGATATTTTTAAAGAAGCTGTTGCAATTGAAAAGGAGTTTATAACAGAAAGTCTACCAGTGTCGTTAATTGGTATGAATTGTAATTTAATGAGTCAATATATAGAAATGGTGGCAGATAGATGGTTAGTTTTATTAGGATACAACAAAATTTACAATACATCTAATCCATTTTCATTTATGGAAATGATTAGTTTAGGTGAAAAAGTTAATTTCTTTGAAAATGTGGTAACAAATTACCAAAGATCTAATGTAGGAACTACAGAAGAAGATCGTCGTATTGTATTTGATTCAGATGATTTCTAAATAAAATATATTGAAAGAATTGTATGAAAAACGTGGTATATCAAGATGTACATTAAGAAAATGTATAAAAAATAATAGAGTATGTGATAAATATAAATGGAGCTATGTAAATGATAATGATAGTAAAAATAATAGTAAGATAATAAATGATTGTAAGTATGAATTTTGTTAAAAATTAATTTTTGACACAAAAATTAATTTTATTTTATTTGTATATAATAATAATGTCAGAAAGTGTTTCAACGGCGACAAAAACTATTAATACACAATTAACTAGTGAAAATTTTTTATCAAGTGAATTTGGAGGTTGGTTATCATTTAATTTTAAGATTTTATTTATGTTATTTGTAGTTTATATAATATCAAGTAGTATAATGTCTTCTTTAATGCCAATGACGCCAGTCACAGATGATAATATTGTATTTTCTCCTCCACATATGAAAGGATGTGGGTGTAGAAGATGTCTTAGACGTTGTACTTGTGATAAATGTAAAATAGAAGAATTTGGTAATGATGAATTGTATGAATATAAAAGTAGTGTGTATTCTGATTATAGATCAGTGCCATTATTACCTAAAAATGATGATTTTAATAATCCAGAAAGCTTATTATTTGGGCATGCAAAACGTTTTATTTATATGAAAGATGATATTAAAAACATTAATTTTGATATATATTGTAATTTATTGGTTTTAGATGGAAATGTATATGGAGAATCTAAACGAGTAAATCAAAAATACAAAGTGTATTTAATAAACGATAAAACTAAATCTAAAATGTTTTTAACAGATTTAAAAAAGGATGGTGATGGTGTTTATAAAGTAAACGTTAAAAGTACAGATGTAGATACATTAGTAAAATATAATATTATTGCAATTGTTTATTCATTAGACGATAAAGAATTACTAGTATTACAAGGTTACTTTTGAAAAAAATCTTTTTATAGTTGGATTTTTTATTGAATTTTGCCAACCTTGTGTAATAATTAAATTAATAAATTCTGGTTTATAATTGTTAATTATTTGTATAATTTTAATTTTGCATTGTACATCGTATTTTGTCTTAAGAAATGACCAATATTTACAAAAATGTGGAAATATAGTATTTATACATATTGATTTATTTAAAAGAAGAATATTAAATAGATCTACGTACTTTAATTTTATTATTTTAAAAGCGATTTTTTGTGTAATATTTATAGGAAATTCTGGATATATTTTTTGTATTTTCGTAATTTGTTTACAAACTATTGTAGATATTGTAGATATTGTAGATAAATTATATGGTAATAGTTGAAAATTGTTTTTCAATATATTAAAACAAATATAATTTTTATTTGCATTACATATTCGAGCATTTCTTATTGATTGGCTACAAAATCTTTTTACTTCATCTAACGATTTATACTTTATTACAATTTGTAAAACAATTTCAACTGGAAGGTTATTCATTATTAAAGTTTAAAATTAAAAATATTTCATTTTTTATTAATTTTTTAAACGTAATTGGGGTCGTATCTTAAAGTATTGGTGTCATATTTTGTAAATACTAAGCCGTTGGATATTTCTGGTATATCTATAGTATCACCACTAAATAATTCGTTCCAATTTGTTGTTTTAAACGGTATTTTGACTCGATTTCTAGAGTCATTAATTGTATAATATTCTTGTTTATCACTTCTACCAGGATATTTGTCTCTTGCAAAAACGGGATATTGTTCTCCATTACTAGATAAATAACCTATCATTTGGAATTGTTGATAACTGTCATAACCTCTTTGATTTAATCTACCACCGCCATAAACGTTTTCTGGTGGAGCTAATGGGTTATAAATTTTATTGAGGAATTTTTGTTGTATATTTGTACTATTATTATTAGATAATTGTTGTAAATTACGATTACACATTTGTTTTTCGACAGTGCAATTATATAATTCTTTATTTAAAGATGTAATTTTATTTTCTAGTTGATTATGTGATAATCCTCGATTTAAATCAATGTTAGTCATTGTATCTTTTGATTTTAAAGCAATATATATTAAATAAACTATTAAACAGAATAATATAAATATATATAAATTTAAATCGGAACGATTAAAACAAATATTTGGTTCATCCATATTATAATATAAGAATATTTTAAAATTTAAAATAATGAGTTTAAAATTTAAAAATAATTGATTTTATTTATCAAGATTGAAATATAAATAATGACAAATAATAATTTATATAATTATGATATACATAAAAATTATGAATTAATTGTCCCTAAAAAAACATATCGAGGAAATGGGTTATCAGGATTGATTAATTTAGGTAACAAATGTTTTTTAAATTCTATTTTAGCATGTTTAAGTAATACGTTAAAATTAACTGATTATTTTTTATCAAACAAATTTAAAGAGGATGATCCGGAATATTTAAATAAACGTAAGCCGGAATATTTTGTAATATTGAGTTATTTAAATATTATAATAAATGTATGGGAGAAAAATCAGATATTAAAACCGAGAACATTTGTTGAAAACTTGAGTAAATTTGTTAAAAAATATTATACTTATGAACAACAAGATTCACATGAATGTTTGATGTATATATTAGAAATTTTTCATAAGGGTCTTGCGTATGAGATTGAAGTAGACATTAATGGTGAAGTAAAGACAGATACGGATTTATTGGTAAAAAAGTCATTGGAAAATTGGAAAGATTTTTATGAAAAAAGTTATTCTTATATAGTTGATATTTTTCATGGTATGTTTTATAATAAAATACAGTGTAATAATTGTAATGTTATAGAAAATGTTTTTGAACCATGTAATTCAATTTCAGTAACGATACCTGAAAATGGAACAGTTGATTTAAAAACGTGTTTGGATAATTATTTTTGTTCAGATGAAGTGATTAATACTTGGAAGTGTGAAAAGTGTAAGAAAAATGGATGTAATAAGACGATTAATTTATGGTCTTTACCAAATTATGTAATTATACATTTAAAAAGATTTACAAATTCTGGTAATCGTATTGATACAAATGTGGATTTTCCAATAGATGATTTAAATTTAACTAAATATATATCAGGTGATAAAAAAGATCCGAATAATTATATATATTCGTTGTATGCTGTTAATTATCATTCTGGAAATGCAAAGTCTGGGCATTATTGGAGTGTTTGTAAAAATTTAGATAATAATTGGTATAAGTATAATGATGCGGATGTAAGTGAATTTAATGATATAAATAATATATCATCAAAAGAAAGTTATATTTTATTTTATTATAGAAAATTTATTAAAAATTAAAATTAAAATTAAAAATTAAAATTAAAAATTAAAATTTTTCCCATATTAAGTTATATGATTCTTTAACGGTTTGATTTGTTATTAAGGTTTCTAGATTTAAATCTATTTGAGTAAGTTCGTTCCAAATTGTTATTTGATTAATATGTAATTGAAATGACCAAAACACACTAGGTATTTTAGAAATTGTATTAGTTCTAAATGATATAAATTTATATAAAATGACATTTGGGTCATTTATTTCTTGAAACATATTGGTTAACCAGTATTTTTTAGAATACAACATATTTGATATATTATAGGTATTATTTTTAAAAGATTTATTTGTTTGTTTATTGAATTGTAATGTGTGATCGCCAATTAATAAATCTTTTCCAGATAATAGATAACATTTAACTATATTTCTAAAAGTGTCTGGAAAATAAATTGATGTGTCGAAAAAATTAAAAATAAGATTATTTGTTGCGTATTTAACACCTAAATTCAACAAATATCCTAAAGGTAGTATTGTTGAATCTGTAATAGTATTTTTATTTTGTATGTTTACGATTTTAATTCTTTTATCATTAGGTATAACGCCTTTTAATTTTTTTTCTATATTTAGATGATCAATTACAATTAATTCTAATTTATCCATTGGATAATCTAATTTTAAAAATGTATGTAATAAATGTATAAATTTTGGAGCATCACTAATTATACAGATTATACTTATACTTGGTAATATAATATATTTTTCAGATGGAGATTTATTTAATAATTTACTATCAAAATGGTTAATTGTTTTATTCCAGTCTAATGAATTTATGTCTAGTGATTTTAATTTATTAAATGCTGTTTGGCTATAATTGATTAGTATATCATTTTTTTCTGTTTGTAATGTTTTTTTACAATTATATTTATCATATGGGAAATGTATAAAATTGTCTATTTTTTCAGAAAAAAACGATTGTGTAATACCATAAAGATTAAATGTGTTTAAGATTGGTATAAATTCAGAAAATGATTTAGAAGTTTTTAATTTTTCAAGTATATTACCAATTATTTTATTATTAATAATAAAGTGGTTTGAATTTAAAATTTCTAATTTAGACCAATGTACATCTTCATTATTAAATAGGTATTTTTTTACATCATATTGTAATGTTAAAATATCCCAGTCATTAGGAGGTTCTGGTAAATTTTGTATATTGTGTACAATAATGTTTTGATCAGATAAAATACAAATGTTTTCGTTAGATTTATTTTGTTTAATTTCTATTAAGTTTTGTTTTATACATTCTAAAATAGTTGTATTTTTCAAGGTTTGGGTTTTAAATAATTGTGATACTTTTTGTTTATTTATTTTTCTTTTAAGACGTTTAAAATTTTCAGAATGTGGTTGTCCAATTAATAAAAAAGATGTACTATTTGTAATTGAATTCTTCATTTAAATATAATGATGAATTTAATAAAATTTTTTAGGCGTAATCGTTTAATTTAATTCTAATTTTTTTGTGTTAACTGGATTTTTTGTTTCATCATATACAACTGGGCGTTTTGCTCTAATGTCTTCGTATTTTAAACAGTAATCTTGATCTTCTTTACAAGTTTTGGGGTTTAAATATAACCATTTAGCAAATTCATTTTGAGCATTTGGGATAGTTGTCCAGGGCATTGTAAAGAATTGTCTTTGGGAATTCATTTTTCCAAAGACGTCATTTACATCTTTATATAGATTATTATTAAAATGTTGATCTATTTTTTTTTTAATATCCGGATTTGATGTGCTACAAGCTGGTGGTCTATCAATTATAGATTGTGTTTTTGGATCAATGTTTAAATAATCTTTCATAGTAACATTCATAAAAGGATTATCTATTGTTGGTTCTGTACAATTTGCATCAGTTGGTTCTAATTTTTCGATTAATCCAATGGTTTCACGAGGTACTTTACTGTCAGAATTAATTTCTATTTTATTGGGATTATTTATAAATAAATAATAAGTTATTAATAAGGCACCGATGAATATAGATAAATATTTTATATCATTGTGATACAAATATAGAATTATTGAAAGATAAAAAGAGAATCTTACAATAGAATTAAAACGTTCTTCTAATGTTTGATCTTTTGTAGGAAAAAATTCTGTTAAACGATTAGAATTCCATAAGATATCAGTTTGGTTATACCAAAAAGGATCTGAAATTTGTGTATTCATTATAATATATTAATATATTCATTTAAAAAAAGTTTTTCATAATTACATTACTTTTTTAATATTATATATATATTTAATTTTTATTTGTTGTCTTTATTTGTCTTGTTTTGTATTGTCTTGTTTTGTATTGTCTTGTTTTGTATTGTCTTGTTTTGTATTGTCTTGTTTTGTATTGTCTTGTTTTGTATTGTCTTGTTTTGTATTGTTTTGATTTG